GCTAATTCCACTGCCAGCAGCGATGGCAGTAGTGCCAGTGGCGGTATTGTCAATATCCAAACAGGTCCCAACGCCGGCGCTGCCCTGCTCACAGCTCTGGGCATGACAGCCACTAGCTATTTGGCACCTAGTTATTTCACAGGATACAGTTATCAAGCACCACGTTGGAGAACCACTGACACTGGCCCTCGGCCCACTGGATCAATTTGGAGCAACCTAAGTCCAGCCAACAATGGCATGAATCTCAGTGTCAAACAATACAGCAGCGCACTGGATGTCTGGGTACCACAAGATTGCCCAGTATTCGACGGTGAAACCGACGCCACATTTGCACTTGATCCCACTGGTGGTGGCAAAAACATTCCGGTGGGAACTACCTTTGCCAACGACAATGCACTGGGATATGAAACACCAGCTGCCTCCAATTTTGCTTTTGAGATATTGGAAAAAATTGCCATTGGGCAAACAGTAGTAACCGGCAGCACAATACCAACAACTTTTGCGCTGAACAATAGTTTTACCATTACGGCCAGCCAAGCAGGCACATCAACAAACAACACTGGTACAGCGGTTATTTTGGGCACTACTGTGAGTGCTTTTATTGCAGCGGTCAGCGCCGCTGGTGTGCCGTACGTGCAGGCCAGCGTGAACACTGCTGGCAACATTGTGTTTACTCACTCACAAGGTGGATTCATTCAGTTGACCAATACTACAGGAACTCCAATAACCACTGCTGGTTTTACAGCAAACACCCCCAAATGTCGCCCATCAAGAAACAGTTTACTAACCATAGTACTGAGTAATTTTGTGACCGAACCGCTGTTTACCTACACAGCCAGTGACAATGCACCTTTTCAAGATCCTGTCAACGGTCGTTCATGGTACTACAGTTCAGTGGACGATGTGGACATCATGATACAAAACAATGGCCTTTGGCAAGGATATCAAAACGTCACCAATGATGTGCGAGGATTTGATCTTTCACTGACCAATGCGTCGGGGCCCATTGTGGCTGCCACAGCTCCTACTACTCAAACAGACGCAGCATTGAGTCCTTTGCAATATGGAGATTTGTGGATTGACAGTTCAGATCTTGAAAACTATCCTGTGATGTATCGTTGGCAACCAGTCAGCGGCGTAGGACAATGGGTAGCGATCAATACCACAGATCAAGTCACACAAAATGGTGTGTGGTTTGGGGACGCACGTTGGGCCACCAATGGAACCACAGATCCTGTGGCAGATGCCGTTCCCACCATCATAAGTTTGTTGACCAGCGACTACCTGGATCTTGACGCTCCTGATCCTGCACTGTATCCACAGGGCATGTTGTTGTGGAACACTCGTCGTTCAGGTTACAATGTCAAAAGTTATCAAAGCAACTATTTCAACGGTACCACCTATCCTCCCAGTAACTGGGCCAGTACAACCACATACAGTGTTGGCAGTTATGTCACTTACCTGGACATCAACTACATTTCTATAGCCAATTCTAATACCAATCGTGTTCCTAATGTGAGTCCGTTGTACTGGTCTCCAGTCACAGTGACCAGTACCTGGCTCACGCAGTCCGGCAACAAAGCCAATGGGGCCATGTATGCCGGAAGATTAGCACAGCGCCAAGTCATTGTTGCTGCACTCAAATCAGGTATTGATACCAGCGCCGCTGCAAGGGAAGAACAAAATCAGTTCAATATTGTGGCCACACCAGCGTACCCTGAACTCACACCCAACATGATTGCACTCAGCAATGAACGTGCCAACACACTGTTTGTTGTGGGCGACACGCCCATGAGATTGGGTCCTGATGGCAACAGTCTAGTTGAGTGGGCCACCAACAACAACGGATTGGGCCAGCCCAACGAAGATGGCAATATCCTGACCAGTAACTATGCTGCAACATTTTATCCCAGCTGCCGCACCACTGATCTGGGCGGCAGCTCAGTGGTACAACCACCCAGCCACATGATGGTTCGTACCATACTGCGTAGTGATGCTGTGAGTTATCCATGGTTGGCTCCTGCTGGCACACGTCGTGGTGTGGTAGACAATGCCACTGCAATTGGTTACATTGATGCCACAACAGGCGAATTTGTTCAGTTAGCAGTGGGACAATCAGTGCGAGACATCCTGTATGAACGCAATGTCAATCCCATTACTTTTATTCCCGGTATTGGTATCACAAACTTTGGTAACAAAACTTCAACCACTACTACCACTGCCTTGGACCGCATCAACGTGGCACGCCTGATTGCATTCTTGCGTGGAAGATTGGAAGAAGTTGGCAAATTGTTCTTGTTCGAACCCAATGATCAAATCACTAGAAATTCAATTGCTGGCTTGATCAACAGTTTGATGATTGACTTGATTGCCAAACGTGCCATTTATGACTACTTGGTGGTTTGTGATCTCAGCAACAACACACCAGCCAGAATTGACAGAAATGAGCTGTGGGTTGATGTGGCCATAGAACCAGTGAAAGCAGTGGAATTTATTTACATTCCTTTGCGTATCAAGAACACTGGTGCCTTGTCTGGAGCAGCAGCATGATGAAAGTGTCAGTAAAAATTGACATCATTCGCAAGCTAAATAAACACATAGGAGATATCTAAAATGGCAGTTTCATCATTACAGCGCATGACAGTACCTTTGGCCAGCGATCAAAGCTCGCCAAGTCAGGGTTTGTTGATGCCCAAACTCAAATATCGCTTTAGAGTGATGTTTGAAAATTTTGGTGTTTCAACACCCACCACAGAACTAACCAAACAAGTGGTAAGTTTTGCTCGTCCCAGTCTGACCTTTGAAGAGATTGCATTGCCAGTTTACAATTCAACATTGAAGTTGGCTGGACGTCACTCATGGGCAGATACCACATGCAGTGTCAAGGATGATGCTTCGGGTGCAGTGAGCCGTTTGGTAGGCGAACAGTTGCAGAAACAGCTGGACTTTTTTGAAATGGCATCAGCTGCGTCGGGTATTGATTACAAATTCACAACCAAATTTGAAATCTTAGACGGTGGTAATGGAGCCGCAGCACCAGTGGTGTTGGAAACATGGGAATTGTATGGTTGCTACCTCAAAGCTGCCAACTATGGTGACATGAATTATGGCACCAACGAAGCTGCCACAATTGAAATGACCATTGCCTACGACAATGCCAGCCAAGGAGACGGACAGACCAGTGGTGTTGGCTTTGCAATTGGACGCACTGTTGGCGACGTGGTCACCGGCGCTGGCGCCGCTTAACCCCGGACCCTGACATGGGTTTTGGCCAAGACTTTCTCAAGGGATTTACCAACACAGATGCCTTGCGTGATTACAGTCACGCAAGTCGTGTGTTCACCACCAATCAGTACGAGCTCAAACCTAGATTTAAATTTCTCTATCATGTGAGTTTTAGTGTAAACACCAGTATTCCCTCTGTGGCTCTCAGTAAGGACGAGATACAGGAATTGAGTCTGGTGGTAAAAACTGTGGATCTTCCCAAGTACAATGTGCAAACTGACACATTGAATCAGTACAATCGCAAACGTGTGATACAGACTGGCATCAAGTATGATCCTGTGACAGTGACATTTCATGATGATTCAGGGGATACGGTTCGTAGATTGTGGTATCAATACTACAGCTATTACTACAAAGATCCTGCACAGACCTATCTGACAGATGCCAACAGTACCAATGGCAGCCTGGGGGAGAGCAGCAATAGACAAACAGGATTTGGCTACAACGATCGTGACATCTACGATGATCAACGCATTGGCAATGTGAACGATTGGGGTTACATTGGCGAGAGTTTTCTAGACGGCACCAGCTCGGCCAAAGGCAAACCGCCATTTTTCACCGATATTAGAATTTATGGTATGGATCAGCACAAATATGCTTCTTATGTGCTGATCAATCCCGTAATTACCAACTGGAGCCATGACACCTATGACTATGCTCAAGGCAATGGTATCATGCAAAATTCAATGACCATTGCGTATGAAACTGTGAAATACTACAACGGGGCTCTTTCAAACCAATTTGGTCAAAGTGATCCCAATGTGTTGGGATTTGCTGATCCCGCACACTATGATCGCACTCCCAGCGGCCTTGCCAGGCAAGGCAGTGTGAGCACAGTGTTTGGACAGGGCGGCCTGTTGGACACAGGCGGCGGCATACTGCAAGACCTACAGAGTGGATCAGTGCTGGGCCTGATTGGCGCAGCACAAAAAGCTGGCACAGCCGCCAACACATTTAAAGGCAAAAATATTGCCAGCATTGCATTGAATGAAGCCAAGACCCTGGGAGTAAAAACCATTCAAGGCGGCATCACTCCGGGTGCAGTGCGCCAAGTGGCCAATCGTGCTGATGGCTGGGTATTTCCCAAAGGACCAGGACCACAATAATGGCCAACAGCACCATAAACTATACCAACACCAATCTTGACCTCACGGTACGAGTTTTTGATGAATTCTACAATTATGATGTCAATGTGCCGGCCAGTGAATACGATGTTGTAAACAGTTATTTTCTTTCAGTAATGACCAGTAGACAGGCTGCAAACAATTTCACAGTGAGTGTGTTCAGGGTGGCTGAGATGACAAATATTCCTGTATTGACTCTGTTGAAAGAATTTCAAGGTCAAACGGGCACCAGTCTTTCAGTGAGCTTGGCCTACTATCTCAACAATATACGCAGTAGGGCCACACTGCTGGGAGTCAGCGCACCTGTTGCGCCCAACTTCTATGCAGCTAGAAATGTAGTGCAATGAGTCACTGGGCCCAAGGACCGTATACAGTAATCAACCGTGACAAGTACGTGGGCAACGGTGTACCACGCTATAGATCTGGTTGGGAGTTGTCATTTATGAAATTTTGTGACAGCAATGACAATGTGTTGCAATGGGCCAGCGAAAGTGTTGCTATTCCCTATCGTCATCCACTCACCGGCAAGATGACACAGTACATTCCAGACTTCTTGATCACGTATCGTACTAGCAACAACACCATGCGAGCCGAGTTGATAGAGATCAAGCCCAAAAAGCAGAGCGTGATTGAATCAAAAATGAGTTCCAAAGATCGTGCCATAGTGGCCATAAACTATGCCAAATGGGATGCGGCCACCAAATGGGCACGCCGTAACGGCTTGACTTTCAGAGTGATCACTGAGAACGATATGTTTCACAACGGCCGGAGTTGACCCATAAATAGGGCATGACCAGAAAATTAGAGGAACTTTTTGATTTAGCCCCTTCAGTAGAAAAAACTGTTGAACCCACTCTACCACCTCCAGAAGACCTGCGCAGTCAACTGCAAACCCTAGACCTCACCATAGACAAAATTGATGCTGCCCTGCCCGGGGTGCGTGGACTGGAAGCCAATGATACAGAGATGGATTCCCTATCCAAAATGGCAACTGACAGCTATAATGAATTGATGACACTGGGCATGCAGGTGGATTCAAGATTTGCCAGCGAAATATTCTCAGTGGCATCAAACATGCTGGGACATGCCATCACAGCAAAAACAGCCAAGATGGACAAGAAGCTGAAGATGATTGATTTGCAGTTGAAGAAGATGCGACTGGATCAGCAACAAGCAGTGATAGACGCCCGGGCCGCCGAAGCCGGCGACGGCGAAGCCATGCAAACAGCACAGGGCATGGTGTTGAGTCGCAATGATTTGTTGGATCGGTTGCTGGCCAGCAAAGATCAAAAAGATAAAAAAGAATAAATATGTTACAGGAACCTGATATGAAAAATTTTGCCCATTACCTCGCCGAAAGCGAACGTGTCTACAACTATCGTATCAAACTGCTGGGTAA